GAAAATGTCCTAGCGGTTTAGTACATTCTTTAAGGGCCCGTACCCTAAGGAAAATCCCAAATGAAAAAATCCCTAATTGCCATTGCCGTGGGCGCAATGTTTCTAACAGGATGTGCCACAAGCAACTATGCATTGTATGCACAAACACAGCAACAGATTGCAGTGTCCAAATCTGAAGCTGACATTGCCAGGACCAACGCACTCAAAGAAATTGCTGCCAGTGGCGACACTGCTGCCAGAGTGGCCGCGGTCATGAGCCTGCAGTTTGGCTCACAAGGTCAGTCGCAAGGCTCGCAAGGCTCGCAACAGATTGCCGCACCAACCAGCTTCGGCGACACCATGCTCAAGTGGGCCAGCGTATTGGTACCCAGTCTTACTCAAGTCTACGCCATTGGTAAAAGTACAGATGTTGCTATTACTCACAGCAACAACTCAGTAGAGTCGCTGAAATCCAACAACGGCATGATTGTTGATCTAGTGCAAGGAAGACCTACACCAATCGTAGGCAACAGAACTGACGCCGATGGTTCAACAGAAGATTTCTTGCTTTATCCAAGATAAAGAAAAAAGCCCCATTGGGGCTTTTTCGTGACCAACAACAATCACCATTCTTTTTTGGCACCTGACTGTTCGTTGTCTTGGTAGCCGGCCAGGTATTCAGCAACACTAGCTTCATCGGTGACCGGCACCGTTGGACCTGAGCCACCACCAACACCACCATAGTGCGGTTTGGGGTTGCGTCCGTAGTATGAGTCTGACGCACCGCGATCGTAGAGGCTACCATGAGTGTCGCGATCAAACTGCCAACCTTTCAGTGCTCTCACAATCTGCTCTTGTTCAGCATGTTTCATCATTGCGATATACATCTGGTGCTCCTGGGTCAGGCACGGTAGTATTCAAAATTGCGAATCTTGCTTTGACGATTGCTGGCACCGCCACGGAATCGAATGTCCTCATAGCCATGAGCTCGGAGTGCAGTGATCAGCACCGAGACGTCACAGTCTTCTTCCAGGAATGCCATGGCACCGTTCTGATAACTGTAGGCCGAAATCTTTTCAGCAATACCCAGTCGGGCCAGGCGTGCTTTGGGGAAACGAACCCAACCGTGGCCGGGGTCACTAAACATCTGCAGGGTGATACTTTTGGACATCTTGAGCTCCTGTTTTGTTAACCTATGCTTTATTATAGCAAATCGGGTATTATTGGTCAACCAAATTCAGTTTTCGGGCAATTTTTTCTGCGGCGTCAAGAGAGGCAAAAGTGCGGGGGTGTTTTTCCACAGTATACTTGCCGTTGGCATTGATGTATACCCGGGCGACACGGTAACGAGTGTCCCCTTGATCAACAGAGCTGACTTCCCATGCATGTACCATTTTGGACTCCTGTTTTGTTAACCTATGCTGTATTATAGCACAGGTGTGAATTTAGGTCAAATCGGTTACCAGTTCTCTACGCTGGAAACAACAACTTCCAAAGTACCGTCGATCCCGTTGACCTGGGTCACTAAGTGCATGGTAGTATGCGATCCAATGCCTGAACTGTTGTCAACTTGGACATCTACCACATCAACCTCTGGAAACTTTTCTAAAATTTCCAACATCTTTTTTAAATCTTCTCTATGCAAATACATCAAATATCTCCGTCTCTTGATTTAGGGATGATGATACCCGAATCCAACATCACACCATTAATGGTGTGTGGCTCGTTCTCATCATATGTCCAGCCCAACTGCTTCATCATCTTGTGCTTGACCAAGAGATTGGGACTGCGGAACACTTCGGTGTCGTCAAAGCCCATCATGACTCCGACTTCGGCAACTGCACCACTACGGCAAACGCCTGCCACACAGTGCACAACCACGTCCATGCGATTGTCCAGGGCATGTTGCAACAGGCCAACCAACTGTTTAGCATCCTGGTCCTGGATCTTCCAGGCATCGTTGATGCAGTCGTCATTGTGTTCTAGATCCAAAAAGCGGAACTGATACACTTCCTTAAACTGGTGTGCAGGAGCAGGATGCTCCATGTCAGGATCCACAATCTGAATCAGCATGCTATTCTCGCCCACGCGAACATGATGTCCTTTTTTGACATCACTGAGTGCTACGTTTTGAATCCAGGGCATCATGCTCTCCAAAAAAAATCCTGCTATGTTTTATTGTAGCAGGATTGTAGTTTGCTGTCAACGAGGATTTGATCGTCTTCGTTGCTCAACTTGCGGGGCTTTCATCAGGTAATCAATACCTACCTTGCCCTGCTCGATTTCCAACAAGGTAGTAACACCGTCACCATATCGAGATGTCACTCGCCTGGCACTGCCACGGGCCAGCTCTCGCATGCGTTGAGATGCCACCAGCACCAGGTTGTAACGATTGCCAATGGCTTCCACAGCAGCTTGACTGGTCAGGCCAGCAGTTCTATCAATGTCTCTCATGGTGTTTCCTCTTGTGTGCCGTTTGAATGGCGGTTACGGATTGCTTCGGTGTCCTGAAACAGTCGCTGTTCTTGTGCGGTCAGTTCATTGAACGTCTTGCGTGGGTTACCACACATGACACAATCTGGGTTTCCACAGTTCATGGCATGATGTTTGGCAAACTTGTGGGGCTCCGTTACAGGAACTCCGTATGCCTTGGCAATTTTGGTTTGCTTTTTCACTGCCGACTCGTCACGTAGACGACGTTTTGAGTTCTTGAATCGATCTTGTTCAGTGCTCATAGGCTTCCTTGTAAGTTTGCAGTGTGTCACAGTATAACACGCCTAGCCCACAAGGTCAACTGGTTTGGTCCTGAGGAGGCTCACTAAACAACTGTGCTTCGTATTTAACCAACGCATCTTCGTATTCTTGTGGCGACAGAGCATGCCACCCAATGCACTTGCCATCTGGACTACGGCCGCAGCCGCAGGCACCAAAATCTTCAGAATCTTCTTGTACTCGAATTTGCATCGCGATTCCTTAACTGTTGAGCACTTTGGCCACAGCATTCATGACACTGGCAATACGTCCGATATCACGCAAGTTCTCTACAGTGTAGCCTTCTGCCTTTAGAGTATCATAGTGTGCTTTGACACAGAAGTGACACTTGCCCACAATACTTGCTGCCAACGAGAACGCTTCAAAGTTGGCCTTGGTAGTTCCGCCGTGTGACGCAATAGCATTCATACGCAACTGAGCAGGCAGGCCTTTCAGTGCCGGATCATCTGCCATTTCAACGTAAGGATACCAAACGTTGTTTTGGGCCATGATGCTGGCTGCTGTCATTGCTGGTTCTGCATGCACAGGCGCATCGGCCAACATGATGCTGAGTACTTTGCCGTTGCCGGTTGCAGCCAATGCAGCCACAGCACACCCCATGGCCACATCCGCATCTAGAGTACTACGCAAAAGAACAGCGTCAAGATTTAACTTGGTGTCCTTTGCGTATTCTGGCAACGCACCTTTAACTGCGTCGATGAATGCCATTACAGTGTCTCCCCGCCCACAGTACGGTTACATGCACACAGTTCACCAGTTTGCAGTGCGTCAAGTACACGCAAAGTTTCTTCTGGGCTACGACCCACGTTCAAGTTGTTGACAGTCACGTGCTGGATCTCGTTGTTGGGGTCAACAATGAATGTGGCACGAAGGGCAGCACCTGCTGGAGCGTAGAACACGCCCAGTTGTTCGATCAAGCTCAACTCACCACGCTGTGTATCAGCAAACTGAGTGTGGGTGATCTTCTTGAGATCTTCATGAGCAGTTTGCCAAGCAACCTTGCAGAACTCATTGTCTGTCGAACCGGTCAGCAACACTGCATCACGATCAGCAAAGTCACCAGTCAATTTATCGTATGCAACGATTTCTGTTGGGCATACAAAGGTAAAGTCCTTGGGGTAATACACAATCACTTTCCACTTGCCTGCAAAGCTCTCGTCTGTGATTGTGAAGAATGCGTCTTCAGGTTGCCCGGGCCGGACACCGGTCACTGCAAATTTAGTCAATTTATCGCCAACTGTTTTCATTATTTCTCCTATGTATAAATGTTGATTGGATCGAGTCAGCACAGTCTGTGCTGATGTCATAAAGTATTATATAGCATAAAATACCTACAGGTCAAGCGGTTTCCATAGGTTTTAGCTATTGTATTTTCCAATGGTACTGTTTGGCATTGCCTATTAGCAGCCACAAAAAAACCCGCCTCAGCGGGTTTTTGTTATGCTACTCGCAGGCCTTTGAATCGGTCTGCGGCGTAACTGGCAGCAAAAGCTTCAGGTTTCACAAATGGCACCACGTTGCAGGTGCCCTTGATGTAGCCTATGGCCTGGCTGATCACGCATGAGCTGCCGTGCATTTCGTTGGGGTTGATGTCCAAATGCACTTCCACATGCCTGCCTTCCAGCACTTCGGCCAACTTCAAGTACAGTTCGGAAACCTTGTACACTTCGGTCATGAGCCTCATGCTGGGCTTGCTGGGCTTGGCATCCCATACACGTTCCCGATGCACTTCGCCAAACAGTTTGCAGCCATTGTTGCCGTTGATGTGAACCACAATGGCCAGCACGTAATCCGCGTACCAGTCACCGTCCACTCGCAGGCGTTCCGAGTCGCAACCAAGATAGATCTTGGTTTCTGGTGTCTGTGCCTGGATAAACTGTGTGACTTCGTCTAGATTGATTTGCTTCATATGGTTCTTTCTTTAAATGGTACCCCTGCTCAGAGTCGAACTGAGAACACTCTTCCTTTTGAGAGAAGCGACTTTGCCAATTTGTCCACAGGGG